TTACTCGTCTGTGGACACTGTGTGGACACTCTGAACCTCAATTCCTCCACGTAACGGATTGAGGGCGATCGCGTCCTGCAAGTATTCCGGGGCAAAGTGTGCGTAGACCATAGTTTGCTCAATTCGCGAATGGCCAAGGATACGTTGCAGCGTGATGATGCTCCCACCGTTAATCATGAAATGGGTTGCGAAGCTATGACGCAATGCGTGGGTTGCTTGTCCGGCCGGAAGATCAGGTTTCAGTTCCTTCATCAACCGCCTGAATGCTGGATAGTTTGCATCCGGAAAAAGAAAGCCTCGCTTGTTGTTGGCGATCATATTTGCCACCTCGTCAGAAATTGGCACAGTACGTGGTTTGTTCGTTTTGGTTTTAACAAACGTACAGCGGTTATGGATCACGTTCTCCGCTTTCAGCCGTGCGGCTTCACCCCATCTTGCGCCGGTACTAAGACAAAGAATCGCAATCTTCTTGTTGTCTCCGTCCAGTTGCGAAAGCAACAAGCTAATTTCATCCTGTGTCAGATAGCCGGTTTCCGGCTTCTGTTCTTTCAGTCTTTTCGTACCGCGTATCGGGTGATCACCGAAGAACAATTCAGCCTCAATTAATGCGGTGAACATGCCACTTATGCAGGTTAAATCCCGGTTAATGCTTGATGGCTTTATACCCTGGCTTCTGCGGGTAGCGCTGTACTGGCTGATAAGTGCTTTCGTTATCTGGAACGCACAGGGGTCGTCAGTTATCCGGGTAAATATTTCAATTTTCCCAAGATTAGATTTTCCGTGTTCCTCGTGCTTTCCTTTCAACTCCCACCATATAGCCGTTAGCTCTGACAGACGCCGCTTGTCTGTCGGCTTCGAAAGCCATTCTTTGTTGTGGTGGTTGTACTGCGTGTGTTTTTCGAAAGCGATAGCCTCGCTTTTTTTGTCGAACTTCCTGCGGATGCGCTTTCCGTTGCGCCCGGCAGGTCTGATATCCACTTCATACCGACCATCATCGAGTTTCTTAACTGTCATAAGAAAGCCCTCCGATGGGTTCGTTCTCTTCTCGTTCCTAACTCTTTGTAATGTCTGGTGCAAAATTTAGCTGCCAGTAGCATGCACTTGTGGTGCATGTATTCGCGGTAAATGGTTAGCCAGTCTTTTGGTCTGAGGGCTGCGAGGTTGTTGCATCTTGCCCAAAGTGTGCGAGAGCCGGCGCGATCTGACCGGATTCTGGCGAGATTTGGTCAGTCATAAACCATAGGGTGTATTTAGTGAACTGCGGTGTTTGGAGGATTTTCATCATAACGTCAGTCGGAGGGGTAGAACGACCGCTTTCGTAATAACTAAGAGTCCCATAAGGAATGCCAGATATATCAGCTAGTTGCTGTCGACTTAGGTATTCAGACTTTCTAATTAGTACTATTTTTTCGCCTATCGTGTTTGACATAGTGTTTAGATCTCAATAGTATTTGATTTAGATGTAGATTGTTTGATGTTTAAAACTGAACATCAGAGGACACTATAAGCCATTAAAGGCAATTTCAGAACCGCGAGAGGGCTTGAAATGACTAAGCAAATTGTTCTAACCAGCGATGCTGTCCCCTATCAGGAATTCGCTCGGCTCATTGGAAAATCGGAGCGAGCTGTAAAGGGGATGATTGAAAAAGGGAAATTACCTATTGTTGAAATGACAGACCCGCAATCCACCTCTGGTCGAGCTGGAGAATATTGGATTTATCTTCCTGCTTGGAACAACGGAATGAAATTAGCGTATGAGAGCCGCCCGAAGGAAATTAGGGATGGGTGGTTAATGTGGCTGGGTTTGGGAGAACCACGATGAAAACTAAATACGCGACTCTCATACGCAGCCTGTTGCAAAATTATCACGCTCAGGCTAAAGCCATTGATAAAGAAACGTTCTCTGTTCATAGCGATGGTTTGCAGTTAATGGAATTAAACATTCAGCTTGCAAAATGTCTTGAAGGTATAACCTCTACTGCTCGTTTTAATAATGACAGTGAAGATTTTGAGGAACTTCATAAAATCACGCTTATGGTGTTCGGCGGAAACATCCCAACCGAAAGCAATATTTCAGGTCTTATGTCTCTGGCGACTAACGCATTAAAAATAAATAACTTCCATCTAAAACCTGTTGCAGCTTCCCAACGTTAAGGAACCGATATGAAACATTTGATGATTGACCTTGAAACAATGGATAACAAAGCCACTTCTGCAATTACCGCTATTGGCGCAGTGTTATTTAACCCGGAAACTGGTGAAATGGGCGAAAAATTTTATCGTCGTGTCAGTCTTGCAAGTAGCGTTGATTACGACTGCACTATGGGGGCCGATACAGTTCTGTGGTGGTTGCGTCAGTCCTCCGAAGCTAGGAGCGAGATTATTAATGATACGAATTGTCCGCTGGATACGGCCATTTCTGACCTTTTCCACTTTATCAGTGAACTCACTGATGCACATCATTTACAGGTTTGGGGTAATGGAGCGTCGTTTGATAACGTTATCCTCCGTCATGCTGCAAATAAGGTGGGCTTGTTAAGCCCGATGTGGAATTACTGGAATGACCGGGATGTCAGGACGATAAATGCACTGGCCAAAGATTTAGGTTTGAACATCAAAAATATTATTAAATTTGAAGGTACACCGCACCATGCACTTTATGACGCTATTTATCAGGCTAAACTAGTGTCTTACGTCTGGACTTATCTTATTAAAATAGCCAGTGTGAAATAACTATGCTGAAAGTGACCTCTCATGCAAGTGAAAGTGTCATTAACAAGGCATTTTCAGCGCTGACAGAATATTACAATGGCAAAAAGATATATCAGGTTATAAAACCAAATCATTATTTCTCTGTTCATGTCTCCTATCGCTGGCGTTTGCTTAGTAAGGATAAGGGCAGAAGTTGGGAGTTAATGACGCATGAAAGATATAACAAGCAGTACAGAATATAGTTTTTGCCTTTTATTCATTATTTCACACATGGATTATATATGAACGCAACGATACAACAGGACGTTGTGCGCCGTCTTGTTCAGGATTTTGAGTTTAAAGAGCGGGATAAGTATTTGCAGCAGGGTGTATGCCCTAAGTGTCGTAAGTGCGAATTATTCACCAGCATAGATAAGCCCTGGATTCTGAAGTGTGGCCGCGAAAATAACTGCGGTCATCAGGTCGTTGTTAAAGAGCTGTACCCGGATATTTTTGAAGACTGGTCTAAGCGGTATCAGGACACGCCTGAAACCCCACACGCAGCTGCTGAGGCGTATCTGCGTGAGGCCAGAGGGCTGGATACTGAACCACTGAAAGGCATTTTCACCCAGGGCGCGTTTGTTAAAGATGGCATGGGATCGGCAACCGTCAAATTTAAGCTGGCATGTGGTGCTACGTGGGAGCGCATTATTGACCAGCCCCAACGCTTTGGTAAGCAAAAAGCCAATATCAAAGGGAGCTATGTCGGTCACTGGTGGGTGCCTCCTTCTGTCAACCTGCTGGAAGTGAACGAAATCTGGATCACTGAGGGGATATTTAATGCGCTGAGTCTTTGCCAGGCGGGTTTACCCGCCGTTGCCACGCTGAGCAGTAACAACTACCCGCTGGCAGCACTGGATTCCTTGGCCAAAGAACTGGGTGAAAAACCACGCCCACGCCTTGTATGGGCGTTTGACGGTGATAAGGCCGGCACAAAGCATACGCTGGCGTTCGCCGCCCGTAGCGAGGATGCCGGCTGGAAAGTTCGCGCGGCGCAGCCGGTGAAATCATCCTCCAGCCTGGACTGGAATGACTTGTTGTTGCGTGGCCGGTTCAGTAAATCGGACATCAAAAATTATCGCTACTATGGCGATATTCTGCTGGCGAAAAGCCCGACTGAAAAAGCGCTGCTCATGCATCAGCATAATGAGTGGCATTCGTTCTATTTTGAACATAATTCCCGCATGTACTGGTTTGAACTGGATCTGGACAGGTACATGCGAGCCTATGAGCGAATCAGTAGCACCGGCAGCGAAGTTATCCAGGACTGGGAAGCCAAAGAACGTGCGGTGAAAGAATCTGGCGGCGTGACAGAAATTGCTAACTGCTGGCTGATTCCGCTCTATTTCCAGCGTTCTGAACCTACTGACGAGTCCTGGTATTACGTTAAGGTCAACATGCCGAATCGGCCAGCGGTGAAGGATACCTTCACGGCGAACCAGCTCACCAGCTCCGCCGAGTTTAAGAAACGTTTGCTGCATATCGCCAAAGGGGCGGTATACACCGGCAGCACCAAGCAACTGGATAAGTTCATCCAGATGCGGCTTCCTGAAATAAAAGAGGTTAAGACACAGAATTTTATCGGCTACAACAAAGATTATTCTGCGTGGCTGTTTAACCGTGTGGCCGTGTGTGATGGCCGGCTGTATGAGATGAACGATGAAGACTATTTTGAAATCAATCACGCCAGTATAAAAAGCCTGAGCCTGACACCATCGCTGGATCTGAATCCAAAGCTGAATGAATTTACCACGGGTTGGGTTGACGATATCTGGACGGCATTTGGTGAAAAGGGGTACGTGGCGCTGGCATTCTGGCTGGGGTCGCTTTTTGCCGAACAAATCCGGGAGCGCGATAAGTCATTCCCGTTTCTGGAAATCGTGGGTGAACCGGGGACAGGTAAATCTACACTGATTGAATTTCTGTGGAAGCTCGCCGGCCGTGAAGAATATGAAGGTTTTGATCCTTCTAAGTCCACGGCCGCAGCGCGTGGGCGCAACTTTGCCCAGGTCGGCAACCTGCCGGTTGTGTTAATCGAAGGCGACCGCACCACGGATAACGCCAAGCAACGCGCTTTTGACTGGGATGAACTGAAATCATTGTATAACGGCCGCGCTTCCCGTGCTGTGGGGATAAAGTCCAACAATAACGAAACATACGAACCGCCATTCAGGGGCAGTATTGTGATTGCGCAGAACGCTGATACAGACGGCAGCAAGGCGTTTCTGGAGCGTATTATCCATATCTATACCGACAAGCGCGGGCAGTCTATTCAGACGCGCCACGCTGCGGAGCGGCTGGAACAACTCCCTGTTAGCCAGGTATCGGGATTCACACTACTGGCCACCATGCGTGAGAAAGAAATCATGCAGACGTTCGGTAAGGGATACGAACGCGCCAGGAATGCGCTGGAATCTAACAGTAGTATTCGCCATATCCGTATTGCAAAGAATCACGCGCAGCTTGTGGGTTTGCTGGAGGCGCTTGCGCTTGTTGTGCCGGTACCGGTTGAACGCATAGAAAAAACTCGCGAAGCCATCACCGCGCTGGCTATTGAACGTTGTCAGGCGCTTAAAAAGGATCACCCGATGGTGCAGGAGTTTTGGGAGCTGTTTGATTACCTGGATGAACTGGCACCCTATGGCGTCAATCACTCATCAGATGAAAATGAAATTGCAATTAATTTCAATCATATGGAAGAAGTCGCAGCAGCACACCGGCAGCGGATTCCGTTCACTTTAACGGAAATCAAAAAGCTGCTTAAAAACGGTAATGAACGTCGGTTCATCAGACAAAGCACCACGCGCAGCGCAGTTAGTGAGCGCCATAACCGTGGTAAAGGGGATATGCAACGGATGCCGGATACATTCCGATGCTGGATTTTTAAACGCGATTAACTACTTTGTATCTCTCAGTTATAGCTAAAAACTGTGACGTCATGAAGGAAGTCGTGATGTTACAGTTTTCTAGTAGTATGATATTATTCATTTATCAATAACTTTGTTAAAAAATAATGGTTGATATTCCTAAAATGAGCGAAACAATAGATAAAGCTTTGGATGCGGTAAAATTAGTTACAACTGAACCGGTAGTGAAAGCTGTTAATCAACGGTTATCAAATCCATTTTTTCTATGCTTCATATCCTCCTGGATTCTCTGTAACTGGGACCGCACTCTATTACTCTTATTCTCGTTCAGTCTGGACATAGAACAACGTATTGAAAAAATAAAGGCGTTACCATCAAATAGTGTCTTTTTTGGAATTAGCATCCCTCATACTCATACGTTTTGGTATCCATTTGTTGCCTCAATTATATTTGTAGTTGGCACTCCTTTTATCTCATATGTTGTTGATGTAATACAAAATGGAGTGCTTACGAAAAAGAGTACAAATGATAGTAAGAGGAAACAGAGTGCTCTTGATTTAAAAATAGACGAAATAAATAAAAATGTCGAGTATGAATATGCAGACGCAAAAGCGAGGTTAAATGCTGAAAAGGCAAATAAAGCTATCGAATATGATACGAACGCGCTTGAAGATAAATATAATAACGCTCAGGTAAAGCTCAGGGATATTAATGAATTAATAAAGGAAAAGGGGAAAGAGGTTCAGTCAGTTACCAATTCTTATTATAATGCTATGGACTCAATTTCGAAGGTGAGGACGGAATTGGAATTAAAAGAAAAAGAATTGATGGATTTGAATGCCAAAATTATAGCGAATCAAAATAAATTAGACGATATTAATCAGGAAATATCTAAGAATACACTGCCTTTTGCCAGGCCGACTTTAGGTTCTCTGGGGTTTCAGGGGCTTCAGGGACTTGATTTAAATTCTGCGAAATCAACCTGGCCTGGTGAGAATTTAGCTAAACTCAATTGGGGACTAAATGGGGCAAATTGGCCCGGTCTGATTCCTACCAGTCTTCAAACTGTTAATGATGTAGCCTCAGGCCTTATTCCTGTAAATCATCCTAATAATGATGGAAATAAAAGCAAATAATTGCTCAGTGTCTATGAAAAAAGGCACCTGTAACGGTGCCTTTTTCTATGCTGCTGCGGTAGCATCCTGACTTAAAAACTTGAGCATCAGCTGTTTTTGCTGCATATCAAGGCTGTTACAGATAGTGGCGATCAACGCATCGCTGGATTTGGCGCTGGGGCTGATGGTATGTGAGAACGTCATATTCATCACAAAAGTGTGACCGCATTCAACATCAGTACAGGCGCAATATAAATCAGACAGCTCCTTGTGTTTTCTGGCTGTTTTTTTGATAACAGCCCTTGCCTCACATACCGGACAGTAAACCTTCATTACCCGCATATCCATCGCTCCGGAAGTTGGAAAACGATGATATTTTAGCCTTTTTGCGGACATTAGTCACCTTCCAGCTCACTGTCTTTCAGGAAATTAAGGTACAGGTGGGGTGGTACATCACTTTCTTGCTCCACTGCGGCGGTGAACATGCGCTGAATAGGTAAAATCTCCGCTTTGCGGTAGGTTTTGGCCGCTTTCTCAATATCCCCCATTACTGCCCCGTTCGTGGGGATAATTCCGGCCAGACCGGCCGGGAAACGGTGCGCGGTAAGTACGTCCTGAGCGCTGATGCTTTTCACGTTCTGAAACTCATCTTTGGCGCTGATATCACCAATCGGGATAAATTTGATGGCATCCGGATCACCTTTGGGGATATTCACAAACATGGTGCTGAAATTCCCGATCCCCTTCGACTGCTCCAGCTTCTGAATAATTTCTTCTTCCACTTCATCGGTCATGTTCGGGTCATTGGAATAGAGAACACCGCCCGTGTGAGCGCCGTTGTGATAGTAACGCCGGCGAAAAATCGTGGCTTCACCGTTGAGCAGGGCGGAGTGGATGCCGCTGATGTAATCCGGAAGACCATAAATGGCCTGTTGCGGGTCGTACTGCCTGAGAAAAATAATATCTTCAGGCGGATAAATCACCGGTTCACCCTGCTGAAGTACAACAAATTCCCCGGTCTTACGCTGGCGGGTATAGAGTGCCGGCAGCGGGTACAGTGCGACCACATCCCCCCAGCCGTTACGTACCTTCAGAATGGCCACATCACCGAACGTCAGCCAGTCAAACACGGCCGCGCCCAGTTGCTCATGTGTCAGGCCGCCGCCATCATAATTTGCTGTCACCATATTGCGACGGGCATACAGCACGCCGCCGTGCTGCGCGTTCAGGTTAACCAGTTGCGCCAGTGCCAGCCTGTCAATCGGGAGCGTCCAGTGTTCCGCCTCATTGTCATACCAGACGTCTGTATAGTTCGTGCCGGTCGTCAGAATGGGTTCTGGCTTACCCAGCGTGATAAGACTCATATGGCGCTGTTTGGTAACGGTGCGGCGTTCCCTGTATTTCCGTTTTTTCATGCTGCTTTCCCTAAGTTACCCCAGCGTGATTTTCGCTGGTTTTCAAAGTTTAATGGTTCGTTGTCAATGGCATGGGCGATAGCCCAGAAACTGTCAGCGTGGCCAGTTTCTGCTGTACGGTCGGCAACAAACGTCATGGCGTTACCGCTGGCCGTGGACGTTCTGCGGATAGTCATAAAGCTGGCGGCGATTTCGGTTTTCTCCTTGTCCCATTCCACGCGGTTGTCTTCGATAACGTCGATCATCTTCATCACCAGGCGGTTTTTCGTTTCCACGCCGTAGCGGATAGCCACTGCCTGACGCATGGCAAAGTGCTGCACATCTTCAAAGACACCACTCCCCAGCCCGGTGATATCTATGCCGATGTAGGTCATGTTGTACTGGCCAAATAGCTTTTTGATTTGTGCCGCCTGCCATTTCCAGTTCATTCCCTGCCAGTGGAATACGCGCAGTACGCGAAATTTTTCGACGGCCACTATTGGCGGGGCGACAATGACAAAGGTTGAGGTGTCACCGCTGCGAGCCGGGTCATAGCCTGCCCATACTTCACGATTACCGAATGGCCGGGGCAGGTCTTCGTCATGATCCTCCCAGATATCTGGATCAATACAGCAGCGTTCCACATGGGAGAACGAAAAAACGCTGTCTTTGCTGTCCACGAAAACGCACATGTACAGCATGTTGAAGGTGTCGCGGTTGTAGCGATTACGCAGTTTTTCGATGCTGGCCAGATTGAACCCGCCCGCAATCGCATCTTCCAGCGTGATGATGTAGCGCCACTGGCCATCAGGACATAGCCGCCCGCCGTCACGCAGCTCCTTCTCTGTTGGAAACGCCACGCGTGCGCGTTTTTTGTCGCCGCGTTTCCATTCTTCACCTGTCCAGAACGGGTAAGCCTGGTGTGTTTTACTGCTGGGGGTGGAAAAGTAGGTGGTGCGCCATTTGTCGTGTGTGGCCATCGCACTGGCCACTTCGTTTAATTTTGCAAAGTTGGGTACCCAGAAATATTCGTCACAATACAGATGACCACTGTATGACTGGGCGGTGTTCTTATTGGTGGACAGGAAGCGCAACTCCGCGCCGTTGGACAGGCGGATGGGGTTGCCTGTCAGCTCCACGCCGAAATACTGCTCCGCAATATTGACGATATAGCTGCGGAACACTTCAGCCTGAGCCTTTGACGCGGACAGGAAGATTTGCGGATCGCCTGTCATAACCGCATTTTCAAAGGCTTCTATTGAGAAATACCAGGTTGCGCCAATCTGGCGACTTTTCAGGATGTTCCTGATTTGCTGATGGAGATTGGCGCGAAGGTGTTTTTGGTAGCCGAAAAGGTGCTCGCGCGCGAACCGGTCAAAATCTTCCTGTGTCAGCCCGCTGATATCATTCTTTTTGTACTTGCCACGTTTCCGGGGCTTTTCGTCGCCACCGGACTGGCGGGACACCGGCGCATCACTTTCGTTGTGCTTAATTTCTGCCAGTTTTTCCTGATGCTTATTGTGTTGTGCGCGCAGTTTCACCAGGTGAGAAACGAGGCTGTCCAGCTCCCGCAGCTCCAGCTCCGACTTACCTTCACGTAATGTCAGCGACTGAATGCGGCGGTTTAATGCGTCTTCGGTTGATTCGTGGCTGAGTAATTCCGCCCAGCAATATTTCTCCGCCCAGTAATAGACTATGCGTCTGTTAGGCAGATTTAATTCACTGGCAATTTCCTGCGGGGTATAACGTTTTAAATAAAGCGCCCGCGCAACGCCTTTTAATTCTTCTGAGTATTTAGCCATGCACACATTATGCACGGGCGTTTCTTTATTAAATCCTGCTTTATTTCTGATGTGTTCGGCTAATTGTTCATATCCGAAATGAAGTGAATGCGGCGGTTAATTTAATTGGCGATACTGAAAACCGCAGCAGGAAGGGAGGCAATATGTCAGGTTCACAGCTGGCAACAAACTGGATTTGTATCGCCACTGCGGGTGAAACGGTGGATAAGAGAACCATTGAGGAACAATGGTTACTTGATGCCGCAGAATTATATGACCCCAATTTATATACCGCGCTGTTATGGCCGGAACATACCCGTAATTTTGGGAATATGGGAGAAGTGCTGGAAGTAAAAGTCGAACGGGATGATGAAGGTATTTTGCGTTTATATGCCCGTCTGTGTCCGGCTATTGCATTGCTTCAGGCAAATGCAAAAGGTCAGCTTTTATTTTTATCACCGGAGTTTACACCGGACGGAAATTTCAGAAATACCGGCAAAACCTATCTTGAGGGGCTGGCCATTACTGACAGCCCGGCCGGCGTAAGCACCACCCGGCTACGTTTCAGCCGCACCAAAGGAAAACGCATCGGGCCATATAAGCCGCTGGCGTTTGATGAAGTCAGGGAATTTAAAAAGGAAAAGGGAATGTCAAAGACCGCGAAAAAGGGCTGGCGCCATTTTTTCAGTATTGAAGAACAGGAGCAGACACCACCAGAAGAAGCCGCACCGTCTGATGCCATGCAGGCGCTGGCTGATGCGCTGGCCGCGCTGGAAGACCGTGTGATGGCAATTGAAACCGCCATGTCTGATGTACAGGATGATGTGGACACCGTTAAGGAAGTCGTGGATACCGAGGACTTTGCGCGTCTGGTCGGGAATCTGCCGGAGCTGGTGAAAAATTTCAGCAAGCTGAATAACAAAGTCACCCAGTTGCCGGACAAGAAATTCAGCAAGGGCAAGAAAGGCTTCAATTTCCTGTAAGGGATAACACAACTTTTCTTTAAGGAAAAAGAATATGCAATTGAATGCGAAAGCCCGTGAGTTTCTGCGTCAGTACCACAACGGGCTGCGTGAATCCTACGGTGCGACCGATGGCGACCACTGGTTTGCGCTGTCCGATCCGAAAGAAACCAAGATGCGCAATGCGCTGCTGGAAGAATCATCCTTCCTGAATCTGTTGACGGTTGCTGATGTTGACCAGTTACAGGGGCAGGTGGTACCGGTCGGCAGTTCTGGCCTGTATACCGGGCGTGTACTGGATGGCCGTTTCCGTAAAAAGGTGGGTGTCAGCGGTAATGATTACAAGCTGGTCGAAACGGATTCGTGTGCCGCACTGACCTGGCAGTTGCTTTCTGTCTGGGCGAACGCCGGCGATGAAAACGAGTTTTTCCAGCGCGTCCAGGAGTTCACTAATCAGGCGTTTGCACTGGATATGCTGCGTATCGGCTTCAACGGGAAATCTGTTGCAGAGACCACGGATGCCGAGAAGAACCCGAACGGCGAAGATGTGAACAAAGGCTGGCACCAGATTGTTAAAGAGTGGGATGGCGGTAAGCAGATCGTCACCGATGCAGTTGTGCTCGATGGTGGCGGTAAAGGCGATTATGTGTCACTTGATGCAATGGCATCCGACCTTATCAACGCCAAAATCCCGGCACAGTTCCGTAATGACCCGCGTCTGGTGGTTCTTGTGGGGGCTGACCTGGTAGCTGCTGAATCTTTCCGTCTGTACCAGAAAGCCGATAAACCCACTGAAAAGATTGCCGCACAGCTGCTGTCTGACAGTATCGCCGGCCGTACGGCGTATGTTCCGCCGTTTATGCCTGGCAAGCGCATGATTGTTACCACACTGCCTAACCTGCACATCTACACCCAGCGCGGCACGCGTCAGCGTAAAGCGGAGTTTGTGGAAGACCGCAAACAGTATGAAAACAAATATCTGCGTAATGAAGGTTATGCCGTGGAATATCCGGAACTGTATGCCGCATTTGATGAAAGCGCGGTGACAATCGGCGCGGTATCAGCGGACGCATAAGGGGGAACTGATGCAACTGTCACCGGCACAGCGACACAGTGCACGTATAGAGGCGGAGCGGTTACTGCGTCAGCAGCAGTCACTTGACAGTGAAACCAGTCTGCATGTCCAGATTGTCGCACTGGAAAAGGACGTGGCAGCGGCTGCAGCAATTAGCAACCGTGCGGAGCGCATCGAGTTCAAGCGTGATGTGCTGTTGCCCCGCTGGATGCCGACCGCACAAACCTGGCTGGAAAGTGACTGTACGCATCAGAATCCCGTTTTTGCCTGGTGTGTCGTCTGGCTGTTTGATACCGGCCAGTTCGATCAGGCGCTGGACTGGGCGGATGTGGCCATCGAACGGGGGCAGGAAACCCCGGCCGCGTTCGGCAGTGCGTTCCCGGTGTTTGTGGCCGATACGGTACTGGCCTGGGCGGAGACGGAAGCCGCACAGGGGCAGGATGTGGAGCCGTATTTCAGCCGCACGCTGGGAAACGTTATGCAGCACTGGAATGTGTATGAGGTCATTAAGGCCAAATACGTGAAGTTTGCCGGTCTGCACCTGCTACGCGATGAGAACGGAGAGCCACGCGCAGCGGCAACGGAAGACAGGGAGGTATTGCTCCGGGCGAAGGATTTGCTGGAGCAGGCGAAGGGATTCGACCCTAAATGTGGCGTTGGCACGATGTTGCAGCGTATTGCTGCCCGTCTGCGGGCGCTTGAAAAATAGTCATCGGAGAGTTCAAAAATGGGGTTTAAACATTCACTTGGGCAAGCAGTGAAGATTTCTGTCAGCGGTGAGAAAGGGCATGTGAAAGCCCGTGCAGAATACACCCACTGCTGCAATCAGTATCTGATCCACTATCAGGCTGCTGATGGCCGTGCGGTTGATTCGTGGTTTGAAGAAGGCGAGATTCAGGCCGCAGTAAGCGGCGAATAAGACTACCGACCCGAAAGCGGGCGCGGTGGAGGGGATCGCAAAAGCGTATCGCCCGTGGAAACCGGCCAGCCCGCTTTTTTCCGGAGGAACAGGATGTTCAGCGGGACCGCAATTGATTTTGATGATGCCATTCTGACGAATGATGGCTTCTGGCCAGACCTGAGCGTGAAGGATTTTCAGTCCCAGCGTGCTATTCCTGCCGATATCGACGCAGCCACCATCCGTCAGGCGCTGCTGACCGCAGCCGGTGAAATCAATGATGATCTGGTCAGGGTAGTGGCTGAGTGTCACCTCAGTGGCCATACAAGCGCGGCGGACGTTCCAGGCGTTGAGATTGACGGTGAAAATCTGTTGTGCGCCCGTTATCGCAAGGCTGTTTTTGCCCGCGCCAAAGCTGACCTGATGGGCGAATTTGCGTCTGTTGGTCGCCGTGAAAGCCATCCGGGGCAGGAAAGCGATGAAACCCGATCCAGTCTGATAGCGGAATCCACGCTGGCGGTACGGCGTATTAAAGGGCTGAAACGCATCACGGTGGCCATGATATGAGCCAGCTCACCGAATTAACGGATTTTCTCATTGCGAACATGCCCAGACGGGCAATGCAGGGATTTGACAGCCAGATGGATGAAATCGCATTCATCCCGGCACAGCGTGACACCGGGCTGGGGCAGTATCGCATTGCCATCATTCGCTATAACGCCGTGCTGACGTGGGAGCGTTATCCCTACCGCGAGTACGATCCCAAAATCCTGATGGCGTTGTTTATGTCGTGGCTTTGCCAGGATGAGCGGGCGCTCTTTGAGGAAACCGGTATTGATGCCGAACTGCCGGAATTTGATATCGAAACCATCGACCAGGAAACCGCCATAATGGTGGTGACGCTGCCAATGGTGGAGGAACTGAATCTGATCCCCGATCCCAAAGGTCAGATCCCGTTTGATGGCCAGCGCTGGAAGCTGGCAAATCCCGAAGTCTGGACGGCGGATGAGGTGACGGTGATCCCCGTCAATGAGGGGCAGGAATGATAAATGGCGAACTGAACCAGGAACAGTTCCGCCAGCTACAGGAGGCGCTGAAAAAGCTGGATTTGCCTCCTGCCAGACGTCGCCGGCTGCTGTGGCGAATGGCGAAATACGGCGTGGAAGCCGCAGCAAAGCGCAATGTGCGTAATCAGCAGTCACCGGAGGGGGATAAGTGGCAGGGGAGACAGACCCGGCGTAAAGGCAAAATGTTGCGCAATATGCCGAAACTTATCCGCATCCGTGAAATGCCGGAAACGGAGTCTGTCAGGCTGTATCTGACCGGTGGTAATTACCGGAATGCGAAGGGAAATCTGCCTGCCGGCGTGGTGGGTTATGTTCAGCAGAATGGTATGAGCGTGACCGTCAACCGCAAGCAGGTGGAAGGCCGTGAGCAGGGGGATAAACCTGCATCACTGCGACAGGCGAAACGTCTGCGTAAAGCCGGGTATAAAGTCAGGCGCGGCAAGCGCTGGCGTAAGCCTGGATATAAGGAAATACAGGAAAAAATGACCGCCAGACAGGCAGGTTTGCTTATCCGGATACTGGAGGACAAGCCGGTCAAAACATCCTGGCAGATTGATTTACCTGCCAGGGGATTTCTGGGGATCGGTCAGGATGATTTTAACAAAGCGCTGGCGCGACAGCTTCAGGCTATCGGGTTCGGCTGGGATGTTAACGCGCAGGATATCAGGGGGAGATCATGACCTGGCCAATTGTGACCGTAAACCAGGTAAATCAGCTGCTGGGTGAAACCACGGAAGTGGAGCGCACGCTGCTGTTTATCGGTACGGGAACCAAAAATGTAGGGAAAACACAGGCAGTTAACGCACAGAGCGATTTTGATGCGCTGCTGGGTGAGGGTGACAGCCCGTTAAAAAGCGATGTTCTGGCCGCACTGGCGAACGCCGGGCAGAACTGGTGGGGATTTATTCATGTGCTGGCCGCTGACAGTGAGCCGGGGGCGTGGGTTGATGCCGTCAAAGCTGCACAGGTTTCCTGTTCGGTGGAAGGTGTGGTGCTGTCTGATGATGTGGCGGCAAAAGAGCAGATTAACCAGGCCGCAACGCTGCGATCTGAACTGATTGCAAAATACGGCCGCTGGGTGTGGTTCATTCTGGCCGTACAGGGAATGCAGGAGGATGAATCACAGGCGGATTATCTGAAACGTCTGTCCACCCTTCAGCAGGGTATTGCTGAAAAATCGGTGCAACTGGTTCCGCGCCTCTGGGGGAATGAGCCGGGCGTGCTTGCCGGTCGCCTCTGTAATCGCGCTGTTACCATCGCTGACAGTCCGGCGCGGGTAAAAACCGGACCATTACTGAGCCTGGGTAGCGACGAACTGCCGAAAGATGGAGCAGGGGCAACGCTGGAGCTGGCGACCCTTCATGCGCTGGAGGCACAGCGCTACAGCGTGTCGATGTGGTATCCGGACTATGACGGCTTTTACTGGTCTGACGGTCGCACACTCGACGTTGAGGGCGGTGATTATCAGTCCATTGAGACGCTGCGTATTGTAGATAAGGCTGCACGTCGTGTCCGTCTGCTGGCCATCGGTAAGATTGCCGATCGCTCACTGAACAGTACACCGGGCAGTATTGCCGCACACCAGACGCTGTTTGCCCGTCCGCTGCGTGAAATGTCCACGGCGGCCAGTATTAACGGCGTGTCATTTCCGGGCGAAGTGAAGCCACCGCAGGACGGTGACGTGACCATTGTCTGGAAGAACAAAAAGGCGGTGGATATCTACATTGTGGTGCGTACGTATGAAGTACCACTGCAAATCACCATCAGTCTGTTACTGGATGCGAGTCTGGAGGCCAGCGCATGACCAAACGTATTTCAGGGATGTCCTTTGACGTCTACGTGGACGGCGACCTGATCCACATTGAAAAAATTTCGCTGGATATCACCGACAACAGCGCCGCAGCCCAGACACGCGGTGTCCCGGACGGCTATGTTGACGGCGATGTTGCCGCCGAAGGGGAAATTGAAGTCAGCTCAAAAGTGCTTCAGGTACTGACGGCCAAAGCCCGTTCAGCGGGTTCATGGAGGGGCATTCCCCCGGTGGATTTCCTTTTTTACGCCAAAGCCGGCAGCGAAGAAATGAAGGTGGAAACCTTCGGTAATAAGCTCCAGCTCAATAGTGTACTGGATGTTGATCCGAAGGGCAGCAGCGTGTCCACGCATAAAATTAAATACTTCGTGACCAGTCCGAAGTTCGTCAACATCAACGGCGTTCCGTATCTGGAAGCGGAGGCCACGGAAAACCTGATTGGATAAGGGGCAGCAGGGATGCAGGACTATGAAAAGGGATTTATTGCCCTTGTGGTTATGGGGGGGCTGATTGCACTGGGGAAACTACTTAACAGTGACGAGCCGATTACCCTTCGTCTGGTGGCCGGCCGTGTCATTGTCGGGGCCGGGTTATCTGTTATTGCCGGCGTTGCTCTTTACTTTGTACCAAATATTCATCCGCTGGCATTGCTGGGATTTGGTTCTGGTCTGGGGATTCTGGGACAAAACGTGGTGGAAGCATGGTTACGTAAACGTGGATTTGCCGGAATTTTGGGCAAGGGGGTGACAAAGTGACACTGAGCGAAAAACAGCAGTTGTTTACCATTATGGTGGCAAATCTGATCCACTGGGCAGAAGAACACGGCTACCGGCTGACGTTCGGGGAGGCTTACCGCACGCCGGAACAGGCGGCGCTGAACGCTAAAAAGGGTAGCGGTATTACCAACAGTCTGCATACCCGGCGTCTGGCGGTGGATTTTAACCTGTTTGTT